CAGGCCACCGATCGACGGCTCCACCGCGCGCATCTCGACCGGGGCGCCCGAGGTCTCGGCGCACAGCAGCTTGGTCGAGTCGCCCACGATCGCGGTGGACGCGGCGAACCCGTCCGAGACCACGAACCGCAGCCCGCCCAGGTTGCCCGACGCGTCGCCCAGCGAGCCGGGGCCAGCGGTCAGGAAGACCGGGTTCTGCGCCGTCACCAGGCCCAGCAGGCTGTAGCCGGTCACGGCGTCCAGGTAGATCGCGTTCGCGCGGCCACCCGCTGCTCGCACCTGGCCGGCGGCGGCGGCGATCGCGGCCATCCACCCCGCCAGGTCGTCGGACGCGACGGTGCCGCCCGTGGCGGCGGCGGCGTCGATCACGGTGCAGGCGGCACTCTCGGTCTGCTCCGCGTACGCCTCGGCCATCAGGTCGAAGAACAGCGTCAGCGCGTCCGGGCTGGACCAGTTGATGGTCTGCCACGAGAGGTTGCCGGCACCCAGGTAGGTGTCGGCCAGCACCTCGCGCATGATCACGGTCATCTTGCTGTAGGCCGGGTTGGTCTTCTCCGTGACCTGCTTGGCGACGGTCGGCCGGGCGGTGACCGACGGCCACGTCAGCTTGCCCGAGGTGAGGCCGACCTGGCGCGAGCTGGCGACCACCGGCCGGGCGGTGTTGATCACCTCGAAGATCTGCGCGATGTGCTGGTCCGGGATGATCCCCGGCACGTCGCTGGTCAGGGTGTGCACCTGGGCGGCGCGCTGCAGCCGCTCGGCGGCGCGCTGGCGCAGCTCCGGGCCGGCCACGTTGCCGATCTGCTACACCCGGGTGATCAGCTGATCGCGAGCGTACTGCGCGAACGTCGCGTACGGCCTCTCAGCGGCCGTCTGCTGCGTCGCGGGCGGCTCACCTGTGCGGTCGGGCTGCGCGCCTCGCGTGAGCACGCCGCGCGTCTCAGCGGCCCGCTGGCGGGTCTCCTCCACCTCCAGCAGCTCGGCGATCTGCGGCTCCAGCTCCTCGCAGCGGGCGCGGTGCCGGGTGACCAGTGCGCGCTCGGCCTCGGACGGGTCGCGCTCGTCCTCCTCGGCGCTGGCCAGGATCGTGTCGATGGTGTCCAGCGCCTGCTCGCGCTCGCTCACGAGTCGCTGTAGTACGACGGGCGGCATGGCCCCTCCAGGGTCGCGGTGGCGATCCACGGGGTGCCGCGATGCGCGGGGCGCCCAGGCGGGCGGGTGGCGCGGTGCGGGGTGCCGCTCCTGGCGCGATGCTAGCGCAGCTGCGGCGACGCGTCTCCTGCGCAGCCCCCGAGCGGCCAGCGAGGTGGCCCGGAGGAGGTGGTGGCGGTCGCGCGCCGCCGCAGCCGGCCGAGTCTACAACGGCCAGCGCCCGCCGCCTCCTGGGGGAGCGACGGGCGCTGCGCGCCGTTCACGCGGTCAGGGATCCTACAGGCCGGACCAGGTTCCAGCCATCGCCGGCTGGCGGCCGTTCGTGGTCGGGTCACGCTCGGGCGGGAACGCGTGCGACTCGCCGATCAGCGCGAGCGCCGCCGCGTCGCCGTTGGGTGGCGGGTCGCCGTTCAGCTCGGCCAGCTCGCGCTGCACCTCGGCCAGCTCCAGCTCGGCGGCGGTGATCTTGGTCGGGTTCGGGTGCTTGCCGCGTCGCATCCTGACCAGCGCCGACTGCAGGTGGCCGACCCGCTGGCGCAGCTGCGCGTCGCGCGGCCACTCGCTGATCGGCTTGCGGTGGTGGTGGCCAGCTCGGGCGCCGGGCCGTAGGTGCGCGCCTCGGTTGTGCGACGCGGCGACGCCCACCAGCTCGGCGTCGGCCGGCGCAGCTCGTGGCGGCGGGCCGTGCTCCTCCACGCGGTGCGGGCCGCCCTTGCGCAGCGTGCGCGCGAACTGCCGCAGCTTGCTGGCCACCCGGTCCGGCGTCTCGGCGTCACTCCACGGCGCCAGGTACTCCACGTGGTGTGGCAGGTAGCCCAGCAGCTGGTAGTACGTCTCGCCGATCCGGGTGTCGTCCGACCCGTGTGCTAGGTGCGCCGATCTCAGCGCGTCCAGCACGTTGGTGCCGGGTAGGCGGTCGATCTCAGCGGCGGCTGAGTCGAGCACGTCAGCGATCGCCAGCTGGGCGGGGTCTACGGTTGACACTGGCACCTCCTCGCAGGTGTGTGATCCGCTCCAGCGCGTGAACCTAGCACACGTGCCCCGCGTCACCTCACCCGCCGAGTGTGATCCCCACCGCGCGCAGTCTGGCGTCCAGCTCGCTGTCGCGCTCGGGCAGCTCGGGCAGCTCAGCCGGCGGGGTGCTGGAGCGGCGGCCGGTCACGAGCGCGCCCTGGTAGGCGGGGCTGCGGGTCAGCGACACCTCCTCCAGGTGGCACATCGCGCGGATGATCGCGCCGTCGGAGCTGCGGCGGTTGCGGCGCGCGAGATCCCGGAACCCGACCGACACGCCGGCCAGCATCCCCTCGTCCACGAGCTGCAGCGCGTGATCGCCGAACGGGCCGCCCAGCACCCGCACCGACCCCTCCAGGCCGTCGTCGGTCTCGCTGAACTGGAGGCCCCGGCCGATCCAGTCGGCCAGGCCCTGGCCGTGGTGGTAGCGCAGCTCCACCCGGGCCGGGGCGCGCACCGCGCGGCTGAACGCGCCCCGGGCGAACTGCTCCAGGTACGGCTCCGCGTCGGGCTGGTCGCGCACCTCGGCGGTCACGCCGTAGGGCACCACCCGCAGGTCGATGATCCGGCCGGCGGCCGGGTCGGCCTCATCGTCGCTGGCGCGGACGTGCAGGTCGGCGACCTGGAACGTGCGCCGCAGGATCTCAGGCACTGACCACCTCCAGGGCAGCGGGGGGAGCTGGCAGGTCGGGCGGCGCCGGCCCGCTGGCGTTCGCGCCGGGCGGCTCATCGATCAGCGCCAGCGCGTCGCCGTCGGCGAGCGGCGGCAGGTCGAGCACCGCCGCGCGCACCTCATCGATCGACACCACCGACTGCGCGAGCAGCGCCAGCCACACCTCCGACAGCGACTTCAGGTCGGGCCGCAGCAGCACGGTCGGGTCGAACTCCACCCAGCTGCCGCGCGGCAGCCAGACCGACAGCGCCGACTCGACGCGGCGCGCGACCGGGTACAGCTCGGTGCGCCACCAGGTGTCGAACAGCATCTCCGGGTTGGAGTAGTTCAGGCCGCCGCCCTGGTCCATGTTCAGCATGAACGCCGGCACGCCGTACGCGGCCGCGATCTGCTTGGCGTCCCACTCGCGCGACTCCAGCAGCAGCAGGTCGCGCGGGCTGAACGAGAACTGTTGCCAGGTCACGTCGGGCGGCAGCACGGCCGGCGCGCCGCCGCGCAGCCCGACCCGGGCCGACCACTGGGCCTGGAGCGCGGCCGCCTGGTCAGCGTCCAGCCGGCGCGAGGACTGGAGCACGGCCCACGGCACGCCGCCCTGCTGGTAGAAGTCTCGCGCGAACGACTCCGCGTAGTAGGCGGCCTGCACGTTGCTGCTGTAGCCGGCCAGGGCGCTGGTGCCGCGCAGGTGCCCGTTCGGGTCGCGGCTGATCTGCAGCACGTCGTCGGGGTCGAGGTCGATCTCGCGCACCCGGTAGCGGCGGCCGTCGCCGCGATCATCGGCGCTCACGGTCACCAGCGACGGGTCGAGCACCGTCCACGCCCTCGGGTAGCCGGTCTCGTAGCGGCTGGTCACGAGCAGGAACGCGTCGCCCCAGCCGTACAGGCTGGCCATGCTCGCGAACGTCGCATCAGCGATCCCGTTCGGGAACCACACGGGGTCGGGGTTGGACACCCACAGCGGGACCGGCGAGCTGCCCCGGAACCGCAGCGGCATGGCGGCCAGCTGCTGGCACACCAGCTGCAGGCAACGGGCGGCGGTGCCGACCCGCTCGGACAGCTGCGGCGATCCCCACCCGGCGAACAGGCCCGCCAGGTTCGGGTCGAACCCCGACGGCAGGCCCAGCACCGACGGCGGCGGTGCCGATCGCCCCAGCAGCCGATCGATCAGGCCCACGGTCGCCGACTCTAGCAGGATCGTTCGGCCACCTAACGATCAAGCTTCACGCAACCGCAACGGTAGCGCCTTACCACCGCAGCGTGATCGGTGGTAAGCTCTTTCCATGACAACCGACACACACCCGATGATCGAGATCGACGGCCACACCTACGCGGCCTGGGCCTCCCCCGGCCGCAGCCAGCGCGAGCTGATCGTGGTCTACCGCGACGGCCACCCGTGGGACCAGCGCGAGACCACCCGCGTCGGCCGCTACGATCGCGTGCACCTGCTGGGCGGGTTCAGCGACTCCACCAAGCTGGCGACCGAGTACAGCGGCCGGGTGCGGCCGGTCGGCTCGGGCGGCAAGTACGGGATCGTGCGCGGCTCGGTCCCGATCCAGCGGCGCGAGCAGGGGGCGGCCACGGCCGCCCCCGAGCAGACCGAGGAGGAGCTGCTGGCGATGGCCGCCGACGCCGCCCCGCAGGTGGAGGCTGTCGCGCAGGCCGCCGCCGCCGACCGCCGGTCGCGCACCACCACCGTGCCCGAGGTGCCGGCGGCGGCGCCGCTGGCCGACGGCGAGCTGGCCGACCTGATCCGCACCAAGCTGGCCAGCGAGGAGCGCCACACGGCCGAGCTGGAGCGCCTGGCGCGGATCGCCGCGCAGACCCAGGCCGCGCTGATCGTGGAGATCCAGGCGGCCGGCCAGGCCGGCCTCACGAACCGCGCGATCTCCCGCGCGTCGGGCCTCAGCCACCCGACCGTCGCGAAGATCCTGGCCGACCCGGCCCGGTACGGCGGCCAGACCGCGAGCTAGGATCACGCCCGGGAGCGGCTTCGCCTCCTGCCATGCCAACGGCCCCGCCCTTCCCGGAGCGGGGCCGTTGTGCGTCCTGGGCCGCCTACCCGCCTGCGGCCCCGTCCGCAGACCTTGCCCGCCGAGTCCAGGCTGCGGATCCCGTCGCCCGTCAGTAGATCACCGGGGCGCCCGTGTCGGCCACCTGGGCCGCCGTCCACCACGCGTTGCGGGCCGCGATCGCCGCGTCCACGAACCCGCCCACGTCCGGCCGGGCCAGCCGCAGCGACCCGTCCACCCCGTACCGGGCGCGCAGCACCGCCATGTGCTGCGCGATCACCTCCGCGTGATCATGCGCCAGGCTGCCCTCCAGGATCGCCCGGTAGAACTCCATCGCGCTGGTGGCCTCGTTGTCCGAGCTGGAGTCCCACGGCTCGATCGGCGCGCCCAGCTCGCGCAGCTCCGCGAACAGCGCCGGCCGGATCCGACGGTTCGGCACGATCGTGCGCACCTCCCACTGCTCCAGCGCCCGCTCCAGCCAGCCGCGCACGTCCTCGTTCAGCGCCGCCTCGCCGGCCCAGCCATGGAACACGGCGCCGTCCATCGTCGCCCCCGCGATCGCGACCGCCCGCTGGAACGTGCCCTCCACCGCCAGCACCACCTCCGCGCCGTCCGGCGGCGGCGGCTGGAACGGGCACGCCTGCCAGGCGCCGTCCGGCAGCCACGCCGCCGACTGGTCGGTCCACAGCCCCAGGTGGTAGGTGCGGAACTCGCGCTCCGACAGCAGCCCCACCTGGACGCCCAGCGCGGCCTCGGTCAGGAACCCGGCCCGCAGCGCCGGGTTGGCCTGCCGCCACGCCCGCCGCTCGGTGGTCGCCGCCCCGGGGTCGGCCGACCACTCGCGGTACCGGACGCCGGCCGGCAGCTCGCCGTCCAGGCTCGCGGCGCGCAGCCGCTGCAGGATGTTCGGGTCGAACCCGGGCGTGCCGATCCCGACCAGCCGCGCGTCGGGTCGCTTGCCCAGGCGGGCGATCAGCGACTCCACCGTCTCGTCGTGCGCGAACCCGATCTCATCGATGATCGCCAGCGAGAAGTTCAGGCCCTGAACGGCGGTCAGCTTGGCCGGGTGGGCCTGCAGCTTGCTGCCGGTCGGCCGGTACTCCAGCAGCTGCTCGCGGCTGTGCCAGCGGCAGCGGTCGGCTAGCACGGGGCTGGCCTCGACCATGCGCATCGCGGCCTCGACCAGGAACCCGGCCTGTTCCTGCTTGGTGGCCACCACGTCCACCTCCACGTAGTCGTCGCCCCGGCACAGCCGCTCCAGCGCGACGGCCGCCAGGAACGTGGTCTTCCCGTTCGCGGCCGGCAGCGACACGAACGTGGCCAGGTGGTCGTAGATCTCGCGCAGCAGCTCGCGCTGGAACCCGGCGATCCGCAGCGGATGGCCGGCGCCGGCCC